CAAAAACACAAAAGCAAAAGCCGCCCAGAAATCAACGTTCCTGAGCGGCTTTTTGGAGCTGGTGACAGGAGTTGAACGAGCCACCGGCATTGCATCACTGGAAAATGGAGATTTTTACACTAAAATCTGCACGTTTAGCAGTCTTTTTCTTGTACCATCCTGCACAGCCCACACACCCACAAAATCAAAAGTGTGTTAAAATGTGTGTTATTTTCCGGCGTGCAGCAGCTTCAAAAACATGCCGTTGACGGCCTGCGCGGTCTCTGTGTCCTCACCGGTCAGAGCGTGGCCGTACACGCCGAATGTGTCCATGTCCTCACTGTGGCCTACAAGGTCTTTGACCTCACCGGCGGGCAGCTTCTTTGCCACGCTGACAAAGGTGTGCCGCATCTCGTAGGCTGACACCGGCGGGATCTCATTCACCCGGCAATAGACTTGCCAGCGCTTATAGTAATAGGCTTCGCTTTTCAGGCAGAACACGCTCTCACCGGCCCCAGTGACGGCCCGCTGCTGTTCCAGCACGGCGCGTGCCAGATCGGACAGCACAAAGGCCCGCACGGCGTTGTCGTTCTTGCCGCGCGTCTGTTCGCCCAGCACGTTCACGGCCCGGGAGATGAACACTGTGCCGCCCTTGACATCGGCCCAGCGCAGGCCCACCAGTTCACCCGGGCGCAGGCCCGTGAGCACCTGAAAGCGGTAGGCATGGATAAAATCATCATGCACCCGCTTGCCCCTGTACAGGGTCGTGTCCACGCGGAACAGCGTTATCAGGGCATCCGGCTGCAACACCTTCTTGCCTTTGGGACGTGCGCCAGCTGGCACGTGCAGCCCTTCGGGGTGGAAGGTGGTCAGCTTCTTTGCACGGCACCATTTGCAGAATGCCCGCATATCCGCGCAGAGGGATTGCAGGGACTTCTTTGCAAGGCCATCGCTGTAGGCATCGTTTACCACGTCCTGCAGGTCTTGTTCTGTCAGGCTGGTAATGCGCTTCCTGCCAATCGCAGGCAGTATCCGGGTACGCCAGCGGCTTTCAACGTTCCGCTGGTTGCCGGTGCCCGTGGTCTTTACCACTGTGGCATACCACTCTTGATATAGATCCTCCACCCGGCGGGCTTTGACCCCAATGCCATCATCTAACCAGCGGTCAGCCTTTGCATTGGCTTCCCGCTGCCCAGTGCGGCCCGGGGTGCTGCTGTAGAACTGTTTCCGCACGCCGTCTTTCTGCACGGCTATGCGCCAGCGCTGGTATTTTTCTTCCCACTGGGCCGTGTTGGTGCGCTTACTCATCTTTCATATAGGCGAGCACTTCATCGAACCGGGCAAGGTGCTGGTTCTCGATGCGCTCAAAAATCACTTTTGCGGTTTCCTCATCGTAGACGTGGGAAGTCAAGTTCCGGTCGTTCTGCAGGTCAAGCCATGCCTGCTGATCCTGAATCATGCCGAATGCATACGCCTGTTTGATAACGGCTTTCGGGCTGTTGATATCAGAAAAGCCCTGATCGAGCAGATATTCCCGCATGGTTTTCCACGCCAGCTCCGCACAGAACTCAAACCGCTGGATAACGCCATCCCGCACAGAATCAAGCGGCACTCTCTTGTAATCGTCCAGAGCTTCCCGCAGCCGAACTACAGCGTCCGTGAAGTATTTATATTTTTCGTGAAGTCTGTCCATCAGCTCTACACCGTCCTTTTTGATATTTGCCAGAAACGCGGGGTTCATGCCGTCCGTGATGTGCACGATATCGAATTTTAACAGGGTGGGCAGGTCTTCGCAGTCCATCCAGAAATTCGACCGGCTGCCCTCTGGCATCCCGTACACGGCCAGATCTATGTCGCTGTTGTATCGGTTATCCCCTCTGGCACGGGAACCGAACAGCACGAGCCGCTTTGCGCCGTATCGGCGGGCCAGCGCGGCCAGCTGGCTATAAAGTTCTTCCATGGGTTCACCTGCTATCTTTTTGTGCATTTTGTCTCCGGAGGGAGACGGCCAAGTTCTTTCAGAATATTGTAGCAGTCACGAACATACATCTGACGGTGAACTGCTCTGTCCCACCCATCGTAAAATGAGTTACAGATATCATCATATGCTGGGTCTATCGGAGTTTCCAGAAGAACCTGCTGCATTTCTATTATATCCTGCTCTGTATAGGCTGTATGTCCCATATCATCCACCATGCGCCCACACCGGCTATAAAGTCCCTGTGGGCTTTTTATTTTTCGGCGGGTTCTTTATCGTCTGGCACTGTGGGCGCGGTCTGAGCATCCTGCCCAAGCAGGAGCAGCTCTGCATACTCTCTCAGTTTCCGTATACTTTCGGCATTTAACCCCTCCATCAGGCGGTCAACGTCTGACTGGGGGGCTTTTTCTTTTGCTGGTGCTGGCTCATCATCCGGGTGCTTCTTCAAATACAAGTCACGCGCCGAAACATCACCCTTGCCCTGCAAGCGCTGAATAAATTCCTCGTCGTGTTCTTTAAGGGTAAAACCGTTCAGCAACCAATTTATATCTATTTCCAAAGCGTCCGCAAGCTTTCGCATAGCATCAAGTTTTGGCGTAACTTTCCCTGATTCATACAAGCGAACACTGTTTACAGCAATTCCGGCTTTCTCCGCCAAGTCTACCTGCGTCAATCCTTTTTCTTTTCTTGATACCCGTAATCGCTCATTAAACTCCACGTTTTAACGCCCCTTTCCATCATCACTATACCATATAACCATAAAATTGGCAATTGCTTATTGACAATAACCAAAAAGTTGGCTATACTGTGTTTGTAACCATTTTTATGGTTATGTTTGGAGGTGATAACCATGAAGATTTCAAAAAGCAAGTTGAATCTTGCCCTTGCCCGGAAGCAATGGAATCAGCGCGACCTGCGGGACAATGCCGTTGTTTCAAGTCAGACTATCCTGAATCTGAACAAAGGCAAATCTGTCCTTCCTGCCACGGCGGGCAAAATTGCCGCCGCTCTGGGCGTTGACGTGACTGAAATTATTGAAGAGGAGGACTAAACCATGTATCAGTATTTTCACAAGCTTCGTGTCCGGTTCGCAGAACTGGAGATGAAGCAGGGCGAAGTAGCCAAGCGGGCCAACATGGCCGAAAGCACCTTGACCGCCCGCATGACTGGCCGTTTGCCGTGGAACGGGGACGAGATTGCCCGTGTTGCCAAGGCGCTGGACATTCCCACCGACCAGATCGGTGCATTCTTCTTCGTTGACGCGCCCAAGGAATACAAGAAGAAGGGTGCATGATGGCAAACAAAAGAATGTTTTCGGTGGACGTGGTTGAAACCGATGCGTTTCTTGACCTGCCGCCCAAAGTACAAGCGCTCTACTTCCATCTGGGAATGCGCGCAGACGATGACGGCTTTGTTTCAAGCCCCCGCACCATCGTGCGCACCATCGGATGCAATGCCGGTGATTTGAAGCAGCTGGAAGCCGCTGGCTATGTGATTTCGTTCAATTCCGGTGTGCTTGTCGTGACTGACTGGAAGGTGAACAACTTCCTACGAAAAGACCGCCACGCCAATACCGTGCACCAAAGCGAACTTGCCCAGCTAACAGAACTCTCGACAGGTCGTTACATTCTTGGCGGTTCTGGTCAACCAAATAACAACCAACGGTCAACCGGTGGTCAACCACATGGAAACCAGTCGTCAACCCAGTATAGTATAGAGAAGGATAGTGTAGTAAAGGGTAGGTTAGATAAGGATAGCAATACCGCTGCCGCGGCTGGCGAGCCTGATAACCGTTCCTGTGATGTGTTCTCAACCTTTGCCGATGGTGACGGCGAGTTACTGCAGGCTCTTCAGGACTATGACAGCATGAGACGGGAGAAGCGCAAAGCCTTAACCGATACCATGCGCCGCAGCCTGTGCCAGCAGCTGAATGAAGAGTTCCACCGGTGCGAGTGGGTGCAGATCATCAAGCAGGCCACCCGGCAAGGCTGGCTGAAGTTCTATCCGCTGGATAAGGACAGGCCCACCAGCGCAGCCCCAGAGCTTGAAAGCACCGGAAGCCAGATTGACCGCATTTTAGAGAACCTGAAACGAAAGAATGGAGTGATTTAACGATGACCATTGAAAAACTGAAAGAGCTGCTGCAGATCCGCGTGGACTACTTCGAGCAGCACCTTACCGACGAAGCCATGACGGCCCAGCTGAAAGCCTACACGGCCAACTTGGGCACCGTGCCGGACGAAGTCGCAGAACCGGCGTTCTGGGCTGCCATTGGCAAATGCCGGTATCCGAAACAGTTCCTTGTGGACTGGCAGGACGCTGTGCGGGAGATCATGCGGAAGCGCCTGCCCTCTGATGCAGCACTGTGGAGTGAGACCATGGACGCAGCGCACCGCATTTCGGATTGCTATGCAGTCCATGCAAACGGCGGCTATGCCGGAGAAGCCAAAGGCGAGCGGCTTGAAGCTGCACGGCAGATCTTTGACGGGCTGCCTGCAATGGTTCAGAGGTGGGCAGGTTCGCCCCGCGAGCTGTGCGACCTTGTGAACCACAATACCAAAAGCGAGCTGAACAAGTTCACCCGCCCCGGATTCAACAGGATGTTGGCAAGTGCTCCGCTGATGGAATTGCAGCCCGCCCAGCACGCAGATCTGCTGACTGCTGCACCCACTGCACAGATTGGAGACAGCAGCAAGCCCGCTTGACCACATACATAACCGCATAAAGAAAGCCGCTCACACTGTACCAGCAGCGTGGGCGGCAGATGGGCGGTATTTGCTTGCAGGCATTACCGCCCCCATTATATCAAAAATGGAGGATTTTGCAATGACACGTTTTGATTATGTGCTTCCTACTGACATCGGCACCCTTGAGGGCGCTGTTGAAGATGCTGTAAACCTGCTGTCTATTTTCTCCGAATGGTTTGAAGAAAGCCACAAGGTTATGCAGCTTGACCGCAGCCACACCGCCGACGATCTTGCGACGATCTGGGCAGACGCACCGAAGTATGATTCTCTGCTCAGCTCTGTTTTCTTCAACCTCACCGACTTGCAGAAAACCTTAAAGGCCGAATCTGACCGGCAGTATCAGGAGTGGTTGAAGCAGAGGGCAGCCGAAAATAACACACCTGTCAATGAAAAGGAGAACTAAACCATGAAGCGCAATGATTTACAAAAGATGGGCTTGACCCCCGACCAGATCGACACCATCATGACCATGAACGGCGCGGACATCAACCGGGAGAAGGCAAAGGCCGGTCAGCAGACCGACAAAGAGGTGCAGCGCCTGCGGGAATCCTGCATCACCCTGCTGGAGCTGTTGGACGACCCGAAAGCCGTGCGCGGCATCCTGCTGTATGCATCCCGCCTGTACAGCCGACAGGAGCGCAGGAAGTCGCAGGAGGGCCAGCAGTGAAGGTAAAGATAACTTACACCCCAGAGCAGGAAAACGACGCACAGGCTGCGCTGGATGCCTTGCACGCGATGTTTCCGGCGGCAAGGGTACATGAAAGTGTAAAGAAAGCCGGGGTTTCTGCCGTGTTTCTGACAGTTACAAAACCGGAAAACCCGCATAACACCAAGCAAAACGGTTGACCATCCCCCGGTAGATGTGGTATAATAAACTGTAAGGCATAGAGTACCGCCGGGCTGACCGGTTAGCTGATAAGGCACAGGGAAAACGCTTCAAGCGGTTCTCTGTGCCTATTTTTGTGCAATTTTGCCCAGTGTTGGTGCTGATCGCAGCGCCGCCCACGTCGCAAAACTGGCAGATTGCACAACCATCACTGTAACGGCCGCAGGCATCAGGCCGGGAAAGGAAATCACCATGACCGACAACAATACCCCGAACACCGCCCAGCAGGAAAATACCACTCAGCCGGAGGGAAACGGCCCCGCCGGGAAGATGTTCACCCAAGAAGAAGTAAACAACATCGTCCGCGAACGATTGAATAGAGTAAAAGCAGGCGCGGCCGAACAGGACGAGCGTGCAACCGCTCTGGATGAGCGGGAAGCCGCCGTGCAGCAGCGTGAACAGGCCATGCAGCAGAAAGAGAGCCGCGCAGCCTGTGAAGATCATTGCAAGGCCAAAGGCTATGACACAGCTTTCCTTGACCTGCTGGACACGTCCGACCCGGAGAGGTTCACCGCGCTGTTGGACAAGTTGCACGAGACGGCAGCGGCAGATCTGAAAGCCCAGCAGGAAGCCGAACAGGCCACACAGGCAGAGCAGAGCGCCGCCCAGCGCCTTGAGCACATGGAGCTTGATAACGCCCTTGCACAGCAGGCCGCAGGACTGAAGTTTTCCAGCGAGAGCGCCCGGCAGTATTTCCTTGCCCAGTGCAAAGAGCGGGATTTTGCATTGCAGGGCGGTCAGATCGTGGGGTTTGACGAGTACGTCAAGCAGTATTCTGCATCTGATCCCGGCGCGATCCTGCCCGCTGGCGGCATTGCCCGCTTCTCTGCATCGGCTCCCGGTGCCCCGCTTTCCTCTGGCTTTCATGACGCGATCGCGGACGCATTCAAACCGAAAGGATGATTTGAATTATGGCAACCGTAGATTTGACTACTAAATTTCTGCCCAAGGTAGACGAACAGTTTACCGCTGAGAGCAAACGCAGCCTTGTGACCAATCAGGATTTCACATGGGACGGCGCAGCGACCGTGCGCGTGTACAAGGTCAGCACCGGCAAGATGAACGACTATGCCCGCAATGGCGATCCCACCACCGGCAGCCGCTTTGGTGAGGTGGAACAGCTCAACGCCACCACCTACCCGCTGACCATCGAGAAAGACCGCTCTTTCACCTTTGTTATTGATAAGCTGGACGAGGACGAAACGCAGCAGCAGCTTTCCGGTGCAACCGCTCTGGCCCGCCAGAACCGCGAGGTGGTTATCCCCGAAGTGGACGCGTACACCTACGGTGTTATGTGCACCAACGCAGGCACCAAGCCCGCAGCCGTGGAGCTGACTGCAGAAAACATCTATGATGAGATCTGCAAGGCCGGTGCCCTGATGGATGAAGCAGGCGCGCCCGAAACTGGCCGCGTGCTGGTCGTCACCCCGGAGATTTACCGTATCATGAAGAAGTGCAAGGAAATCATCCTTGATACCGAGGTGGGTGAGGATATGCGCTTGCGTGGTGTGGTATCCAATCTGGACGGCGCAGCGGTGCAGAAGGTGCCCGCCAGCCGCCTGCCCTCTAAGTTTGGCTTTATGCTGTGCCACCCCTGCGCAACCGTGGCCCCGCTGAAGCTTCAGGATTACCGCATTCACTCCGACCCGCCGGGCATTTCCGGCAGTCTGGTGGAGGGCCGCGTGGTGTATGACGCTTTTGTGCTCCAGAACAAGGCAAAGGCAATTTACTATCAGGCTACCACCTGATAAAGCATCATCTGGGCGCATGGGGCAACCTGTGCGCCCTTTTTGACAGGAGGCGAACCGAACCCATGACCGCAAAGAAACACCTTAAAATGACCAATCCGGGCGAGGTGCGCAGAGCCATGACCCGCGTTTCCAACATGGTTTTGAATGGCGAGATCACCCCGCAGCAGGCAAATGCCCTGATCTACGCCGGGAATGCCGTGTTAAGCTCCATCCGGGCCGATGAACAGGAGCGGCGATTGACTGAGCTTGAAGCCAAATTGACCGAGCTGGAAGGTGCAGCCAATGAAACGGATTGACCGGCTTGCCGCCCGCATTGCGGCCCTTACGGTCAAGCAGGACGCGGAACAGAACTGGCCCCGGTTTATTCTGCATCTGAGCGACGGCAGCACAGCCGAGCTTGTGGCGCGGCTGCCGAAAGCTCTTATGCAGCTGGCAGATCTGCATATCATGCCAGAGCGTGAAGTGGTATCTATCGAAAAGCCCGAACAGCTGGATAGCCTGACAGAACAGCTTTATGAACTGTTTGAATGCATCGTTATGGGCGGTGTGTCGGTGTCTGATGCAAGAACTTCCCTTTTGTATGCGGATGATTCATACCTGCTGCCACCAGAAGAACCCACAGAGGATGAAGCGATATCCGAACGAAATCACAATCTGATCTAGGAGGAAAATAAAAGTGAGCACACCTATTTTTGATTTCAAGATCCAGTTCCGGCCCGGCTTTCAGGCCGACATGGACGCGCGGTTTGCAAGGCTGCAGTTTGCCTTTTCTCAGAAAGTGGCCGATGTTGTGGACAAATATGTTCCGCTAGACAGTGGCCAGCTGAAAGGCAGCGTGAACGGTGCTGCATCCGACTTCAAGGACGGCAAACTGGTGTACAATACGCCCTACGCCCGTAAACAGTATTATCTGCATGAGCAGGGCACAGACCTTCACGGCGCGAGGGGCGAAACAGAACGTCATCGCGGTTCCTACTGGGGACAGAACGCCATCGCAGACCACAAGGACGAGCTGGAAAAGTTCGCCCACGATGCCGCAAAGCAGTTTCTGGGAGGGAACAAATGAGCCAGACCGCAAAGCAGCCAGACCCAGAGCGGGAGCGTAAACGTGCATGGTTGAACCGCTACCGGGACAGCCTTGCCGAACAGCGCCGCATTGCTGAACGGCTGGCAGAGGTTCGCAGCCGTTCCACGTCCATCTGTGTAAGCCTAAACCCGGCAAAGGCTGCCCCCACAAACGCTCATTCTGACCGTGTGGCCGACAGCGTGCAGCGTATCACCACGCTGGAAAAGAAGCTGCAGGACGAACAACAGCGTGGGCAGAACATCGCCACCGAGATCATCAACGCTCTGTACGACCAACGGCAGTTGACCCTGAATCAGATTCGGGTGCTGTGTTGTCAGTATATCGACGGCCTGAACTGTGCACAGACTGCCGACAAAGTGGGGTTAAGTCCAACATCTATTTCGGGCTATAGGAGAACCGCTCTAGCCGCTCTGACTATCCCAGAGGACGCACCAGAAAACGCAATGTGTGTTAAATAGTGTGTTGCATCAAAAGAAAAGAGCCTAGATTTTAACGAATCTAGGCTCTTTTTGATGGAGCTGGTGACAGGAGTTGAACCTGCAACCCACTGATTACAAATCAGTTGCGCTGCCATTGCGCCACACCAGCA